ACAGAGATAAATCAAAAGGTTTCAATGACCCAACTAATGAATATGTTTCAGACTTCGGGCCTTATCCATTACGATTAAATGAACCAGATGTAAGCAGACTTGCAGTTCCTAGTTTAATTCACGGAAATAGAGAAACTAGAGATGGTGCATATACAAAAGATGTACCTATTGCACTTGCAAATGGATTAGGACTTACTGGTACATTATTTAGTGTAGGTAGCACTGCACTTGGATTAGGTGTTGGTGCATTTCAAAATGCAACGAGTGGTGGGTTCTTATCTAACTTTGATGTCTCAGATGCAACTGGTAGTAGTATTCTTGCAGATGGTATTCCCATATCAGATAGTGGTGGGACAATATTGGGTAATGCACAAAAAGCGGCTCAAACATCTGGTATGCACGCTATATTTGGTGCGACCAGTTCAAATCTTGCACAAGGTATTGGAGATTTTGCACAAGCTGGTGCGATAGGAAGAGTTGCACAAGGTTCTACATCTTTAGTTGATAAACTAGGAGCTGCATTTGAAAATTTAAGTTTTAAAGGTTTTGCAAATATTGTACCAAGAACATTTAGTTCTATTGATTCTGCATCAAAGATTGCTGTGACTGCACAAGCAGTCGGTAAACTTTCATCTGGTAATTTGACGCCTGGTGGTGTAGTAGCTGCACTTGCATCAACACCGATTGGTTCAGAGATTATTAATACAGTTGCAGAACCAGTTACAGACACTTTGACTGGTTTGATAAGTGAAGAAACAAGTGGATTTCTAACAGACAATTTTGGAACTATTGTAGATGTAGGAGCTGCAGCTTATCAACTTGCAGATGGTGATACATTGTTAGGTTTAACAACTGGTATTACTTCTACATTTAATGCTTTTAATGCAGACACTCATATTGATATAGGTGATTATAAAGTAAGTTTACCACAAGTAACAAATACACTTTCAGATGTTATCAAAACTGGTTTACTTGCACCAACAACAAGGTCTGGTTATATTCTTGCTGGTGCAAAATTATTAAGTGCAGTTGACCCACTTTCAACTGTTGGTAGTGTTGATGAAAGAATGTCAAGGTATCTTTATGATAGTATCACGGTAGATTCACAAGGTAATCTAACATCAGATGGTGCAATAAATTCAATAACTAATTTTGGTGTAGATGCATCAACAGCCCTTGCAAAAAGATATGGTGAAGACTATAAAATAGAATTACAAAAATACGGTGGTAGAATTCCAACAAGAGATGAGAATCCCCAATACCACGACACGATAGTAGATACATTTAGAAGTACGCAATCTGGAGGTAAAGTATTTAACTCAGCATCTGGTTGGAACTTTGTTAATAATAGTACCAACGATAGTGATTTAAATAGTTTGACAGATGAACTTGCAAATCTACTTCCAGATTTTGATGCAAGTAAGGGTGGTAATTTTAATTCTAGTGGTATGTCAATAACAGAAAACTGGTTGGATACTGTAAAATATTTACAAGATGCTGATGGTAATTTTGTCAATAGAAATGATGCAGTCACAGATGCTTTTGTAGAACAAAAAGCAAGACAAATGTCTGAAAATTTATTAATAGAAAATAGAGGTAAAGAAAAAGAATTAATTTTAAGAACAGCAGAAAAACTAGGTGTAGACATATCAATCAAACCAGACCCAGTTGCAAATGCAATTACAATAGAAACACAAACTGGTAGAAGAACAACCACAGGCCCTACAACCACAAGTGGTGGTTCTTGGAGTGAACCAAGAACAACTGATACTAATTTTACTGGTACAAGAGTGAGTGGTATCTCTACTGAAACTGGACAACCAAGAAATGAAAAGATGAGAGTTGACCCAGAGTATCCTTACAATCACGCAAGGGAAACAGAGTCTGGACACATTAAAGAGTATGATGACACGCCTGGTGCAGAAAGAATTATGGAATTCCATAGGACTGGAACATTCTATGAGGTAGATTCAGATGGTACAAAAATGACAAGAGTTGTAGGACATAATTATGAGGTTGTTGCTGGTAATGATTTTGTAAACATTAAAGGTGCTTGTAATTTAACGATTGACCAAAACTGTAATACCTACATTAAAGGAAACTGGAATATACAAGTAGACGGAAGTAAAACTGAAGTAATCAAAGGTTCACGAATGACAATGATTATGGGTGCAGATACATTAAACATAGCTGCAATGAGAAGTAAAGTTGTGGGTGCAGCCGAAAGTAATGCGATAGGTGGTGCTCAAACTGATACTGTTGGTGGTGCTCAAATAACTTCAGTAGGTGGTTATATATCACGAAAAGCTGGTGCAAAGATAGGTGATATGGCTGGTGGAGCATATACTGCAACTGCTGGTGGTTTCTATAAAGTAACTGCACCAAGAATTGACTTGAACTAGGAGAAATAAATGGCTAAAAAAATGAATACAATGTCAGTCTACGAACCTACTTTTAAAAGAACATCTATTGGTAGGGGTAAAATTAAAACTTCTACTATGAATAAACATAAAAGAAGTAGTTGGAAGAAGTATCGTGGACAAGGATAATGGTAACAATATCACCTTCATCAAGGTTTGCAAGTGTAGTTAGACAACAGAATGGTCATAGTCAAGTATTTTCAAGAACTGTAACTGCGACTCCAGGCCCAAACGAAGTAATAGTTTCTACATCTTTATCTTTAGATAGAGAGTTTCATAATTTTTATTTAGAACCAGCAACCACTAACTCAATAGATAATATTATTACAGAAGATGATGATAACATTGTTTTTAATAGAACTAATTTATCTGGTGCAGATGCTGGAGATAAATTACAATTAGAAGCTGCAATAGTTGATGCAAATGTATTACTAGAAGAAGGAACTCCAGTTAGTGATGAAGATGAGGTACGAGCAGACACAGATGTAATTTTATTAGAAGATACACTTGCAGATAGTGAACCAGATATTTCAATTTCAAATGGTACTAGAAGTGCAACAACATCTGGATTTTATAGTCGTAGGTTTACTGATATTGGTCAGTTTGTTATTAAAGGAGAAAGTGATTTATTTTCTGGGAGTTTTGATTTTACTGGTATAGATAAGATGCCTTTAAATCATAATGATGAGTCTTTAGGAAAAAAATATACATTGTATAGTATGAATCCAGATTTTACTGACCAATACAGATTTACATATAGTGTTACAGTATTGTATTATGAAGAACTAGAAATATCGGAAACTGACCCCATAACTTCAACCACGACAACACATAAAATAAGAAGTAGTATAAAAACATTTTCTGCAACATTAACACACGCTGTGATAAATGATTTATCATTTATAGGAAGATATGTAAGTAGTTATTATGCACAAAATAGAATACAATTAGAAGATGATGAAGATGGAATAAATGATGAAGCATTTATATTATTAGAGGATGAAAACTTTGTTATTACAGAGTAATAGTATAAATAATCATAGGAAAAGAATATGGCATTTAATTACACACCAGGCACAGCTTGTAGAATCGGCGACATAGATTTAGTTCATTGTAGTACACCACACCGTATGCAAGGTTCACCTAATGTTTTTGCAGAAAGTTTGCCTTGGAGTTGTCAAGGACATTTAAATACACCACATCTATTACCTTGTATATTGGGTTGCTGTGGTCATTTAGCTCCGATTGCAAAAGGTTCTACCACTGTATTTGTTAATGGTTTAGGTGCTGGTAGAGTAGGTGATGGTATAGCTGGTTGCACACAAGTTTTTGCATCTGATAATAAAACTGTTTTTGCTGGTGCTGGTGGTGGTGCAGTAACTGGAAGTCAAGTTGACCCTCAACAGATAATTGATGATAGAATTCAAGCAGTATTTGAAGGGACGGCCGCATAATGTCATTAACTGGAAATTTATTATTTGATGCACAAATAAATAACGAGAGACGAAGTAACCGTATCTTTAAGGATTTGAGTTTAAACTTTAATCAGAATCCAGTTACTAAAGATATTACTAAAGTTACAGATGTAGAGGCAATCAAAAGAAGTGTTAGAAATCTTATATCATTAAATCATTATGAAAAACCTTTTCACCCAGAGATAGGTTCTAATATCAGACAATCTTTATTTGAACCTTTAAACACATTAACTGCTGGAGTATTAACTCACAACATCACTAATGTTTTAGAAACACACGAACCAAGAATTTTATTACATAGAGTTGATTGCACACCAGACATAGACAGAAATGCTTATAATATTAGATTAGACTTTTTTATTATTAATGCAACAACTGAACTAATATCATTTGAGTTTATACTAGAGAGAATAAGATAATGGCAAATAAAGAAAGATTAAGAATTACAGAATTAGATTTTGATGGTATCAAAAGTAATTTAAAAACATTCCTAAAAAATCAAACAGAATTTACAGACTACGACTTTGAAGGTTCTGGTATGAATGTCTTATTAGATGTTCTTGCATACAACACGCACTATCAAGCTATGAACGCAAACCTTATGGGTAATGAGATGTTTCTTGATACTGCACAACTTCGTTCTTCAGTCGTATCACACGCAAAACTATTAGGTTATAAAGTAAGAAGTTCACGAGCACCTAAAGCAATAGTTAATGTAGAGGTTAGTGCAATTACTGGCATAACAACTGCAACAATACCAAAAGGTTTTTCTTTTCAATCATCTATTGATAATGTTCCTTATTTTTTTATTACAAATGAAGCAGTTACTAAATCAAGAGAAAATAATGTATTAAGATTTGAAGGATTAGAAGTATTTGAGGGAACATTAATCACAACAAGATATACTGTTGATGCAGATAACATTGACCAAAGATTTATAATTGCAGATACAAAAGCAGATATGTCAACTCTTAAAGTTACTGTACAAAACTCTTCAACCGATTCAACTACTCAAACATATACAGAATCTGCTGACATAGTTCAAGCAACATCTACATCTAATGTATTTTTTATACAAGAGGTTGAAGATGGACAACACGAAATATTATTTGGTGATGGTGTAATAGGTAAAAAATTAACTGATGGTAATATAGTTGTTTTAGAATATATTGTTACTAACGAAACTTTAGCTAATGGTGCAGGCAGTCTTACTGGTTCTTCACAAATTTCTGGTTCTACTGCATATACTGTTACGACAACATCTGCAGCCACTGGTGGTGCAACAAGAGAAACTATTGATAGTATTAAATTTAATGCACCTTTAGATTACTCTGCACAAAATAGAGCAGTCACAGTAAATGATTACAAAGTATTTGTAAGACAAGTATTTCCAGATACTGCAGCTGTTTCAGTTTGGGGTGGTGAAGATAATGACCCACCAAAATATGGAATAGTTTATATCTCTATTAAAACAAATGATGGAAACACATTAACTAATTCTCAAAAGTCTACAATACAAAATTCTTTAAAACCATATAATGTTGCATCTATTAGAACAGAAATAGTTGACCCAGAAACTATTCAGATTAGATTGACTACGAATTATAAGTATAATTCTACAATTACTACAAAAACAGTTAATGATTTAAATGCATTAATTGTAACAACACTTACAACTTATAGTGCAAATACTTTAGAACAATTTAATTCACAATTTAGATTTTCAGATTTGATTGGACAAATAGATGATACTGATAGTGCAATAACTTCAAATGTAACTACTATTCAAATGTCTAAAAAAATCACACCAACTCTTAACACCAATTCATCATATACAGTAAACTTTGGTAATTCAATATATAATCCTCATAGTGGTCACGAAGCTGTTGTATCATCAACTGGATTTAAAGTAAGTGGTAATGATAACGAACTTTTCATTGATGACACAGATGGTACATTAAGAACTTATTATTTTGTTGGTACAACGAAGACTATTGTAGATGCAAATTTTGGTACTGTTGATTATATTGCTGGTAAAGTATCTATACCTAGTGCAAAAATAACAAGTATATCTAATGTTGATGGTGCAACATCTACACAAATTAGAATAGTTGCAGTTCCATCATCTCCAGATATAATACCTTTGAGAAATAATATATTAGAAATAGATTTACCTAATTCAACTGTTAATGGAAAGGTAGACACTGCAACCTCAAGTTCTGGTTCATCTGTTGCAACAACATCGGCTGCTGTAACAACTGCTGATACATCAACATCTTATATTACTACTGGAAGTAGTTCCTCAAGTGGTTACTAATGTCTTCTACATTTGATAAAAAAATCTCACCTTTATTGCAAGAATTCGTTCCAGAGTTCTTAAAATCTGACCACCCTAAATTTGTAAAATTTTTAAAAGATTATTATAGATATCTTGAGTGTGGACAACTTACAATATCTGGTGAAGTAAATTATGTATTACAAGAAACAACATCTAATAATTATATTTTAAATGAGAAAGGTGATGAGAATGTTGTATTAGAAGATTCTGTTGCAAAGTTTACAGTTGGTGAAACAGTTAAAGGTTTAACATCTAATGCAACTGCGACAGTTTTAATTGATGACTTTGATGACAATCAAGTATTATATATTACTTCACAAAATAAATTTGAAACCAATGAAGAGATTCAAGGTTTAACTTCTAATGCACGAGCTACAATTACACAGTTTCGTGGTAATCCAATACAAAACATTCAACAACTTTTAGATTATGCAGATGTTGATAATACCATATATGATTTCTTAACTCAATTTAGAGATTCATTTTTAGAAGGTATTAGTGAAACACTTGCAAGTGGTGTATCAAAAAGACAATTAATAAAAACAATAAAAGATTTATATACTTCTAAAGGTACTATTGATGGCCACAAATATTTCTTTAGATTATTATTTGATGAAGAAGCTGAAATAGTATTTCCAAGAGATAATATGTTAAGAGTTTCTGACGGTTTCTGGGACTCAGAAATTGTTATGAAAGTTATTGAAACAGGCACATCAGACTTTGGTAGTCTTTCTAATAAAATAATAACTGGTAGAACATCTGGTGCAACAGCAAGAATCACGACAGTCACTAAATTTACAGAGGGTGGTAATGCGTTTGCACAATTAAGAATTGCAGATAACTCTATTACTGGAACATTTCAAATTGGTGAAACTGTTTTTGGAACAGACCCTAATAATGATTTTGATATTTTTGCAGTCATACAAGAAATTGTTTCTGGTGTTGATATTACTAGAAGTGGACAGTATTATGAAATCAATGACCCAGTAACTGTAATAGGTGGTGATGGTTTTGCAGAAATGGTTGTTGCAGATGTATCAAAAGGTAAGATAGATGAAATAATAATTGATGATACTGGTACTGGTTATACAAATGGAGCTCAACTTCAATTTGATAATAGTGATACAGATGGTACTGGTGTAGAAGCAAATGTTGATATTGTAGGTGGTTCAATACAATTAGAAAACGCAACATCTGGTGATAACATTATTACTGATGAAAGAGAAAGTATTATTGTTGATGATGTCGGTGATATAGAACAAGAAGATGCAACCTTTGAAAATGTAAATATAGTTTTAAATAGAACTGCAACCCCCCACGCAGATGCTGGTGATAATATAATTATTGAAACACCAGTTGACCCAGACAACTTCATTACAAATTATATTCAAATAGAAAATGATTCTGATGGTGTCACTAATATAATTTTTGATGGAACAGATGCAACTGGGTCAGATGCAAATTCAAAAATACTTACAGAGGATTCTGTTGTTACGAGTGCAATACAAACTGGTGTGTTAGTCGGTGAAGAAACAAATTCATCTGAAAGATTTAGACAATCACTACCAGTAGATAACAATAACGATTTTATATTAGAAGACGAATTAGGAAACTTTAGATTACTAAGAGAAGAATCTGAACCAGAGTTCTTGATATTAGAACAAGATGCAACTGTTGACCACATAGTTCTTGATGGTACTGATACAAATAGTGCTAACGAAAATGATAATATAGTTCAAGAGAATGATGGTGCTTCTAGAATCACTATGGAATTATCAGATAGTGATGATGTATTACTATTTGAAAATGAACAGTTTACACAATTAGAAACTGCAACATTACCGTCACAAGAACAAGGTGAGATAAGAAGAATAAGAATTACAAATGAAGGTAATGGTTATACTAAATTACCATCTATAACTGTATCTGGTGGTACTGGTGCAAAACTTCTTGCAAAATCTAATACTGGAGTTGGTGGTGTTACAGAAGTAGGTATTAGAAACTTCGGTTCTGGGTATAAGAACGATTCTGTTTATCACATATTAGAAGATGCAACTGTTACTGGTGAAGCAATATCTGGCCAAAAAATATTATTAGAAAATGAGGGTGAAGGTGATGCAATCTTAAATGAAGATACAGTAAGAGATTCTGTAAGATTTAATAAAACTGTATTAGTAAAAGACATTGTTGGAACATTTGTTGCAACAGAAGGTTTAACATCATCAGAAGGAACTATTGTTTCCTTTGATAGTGCAAAACAAACCATTAAAATAAATTCAACACATACACCAGAAGAGGGTGATTTAATTACAACTGGTACTGCAAGTGGAATAGTTGTACAATGTTTAACAGCTGATGGTGATTTAACTACTGGTGCAACTGGTAGAACAACTGGTAACTTCATAGGTTCAAAAGGATTTGTATCTGAAGATACTATGAGAATCCAAGATTCATATTACTATCAAGATTTTTCTTATGTTGTGAAAATAGGTGAATCAATTAATGAGTGGCGTGATAGTATTAGAACTGCGACACACCCTGCTGGGTTTGCAGTATTCGGACAAGTTACTATTGCATCATTAGTCAATGCACAACTTAAAATACCTACTGGTTCTGAGATTTCTGGATTTGTAGGTGATACTGAAACATTCACTCCAGAACTTGCATCTACACTTACAACTCTATTTACAACTGTATTTGGTCGTAGGTTAGGTACAGCAACTGATGGTACAACTTTAAATACAACTCCAGCTATTGGTTATCAAGAAAATACAAGTGGTGGTGGAACAGTATTACCATCTAGTAAAAGAGAACTTACATTATCAAGTTCTGTTTCAGTAACTATGGGTGGTGCAACATCATCATCATTTGCACCTTTTTTAGTTAACCTTGCGAAATATGGATTTATGCAAGAGGGATTTTTAGGTGATGATGAAAATGTTGATACTTATTTTACTATTGACCAATTTAAAGATGTTAAAATAAATGAAGTATCTGTTACTGGTGGATTTAGTGATACTGATGAAGAGAACTTTGATTCTACAACAAGGTTCTTTGATGAAAGTAGAAACTTTATAGCACCATCTGCATTTACTACAAGAATCAATGTACCACCAAGAGGTGAATTAAGAATTACTAAAACTGGTATGTTCCAAACATTTGATATGGACTTTAGAACATTTGATGATATTAGACAAACATTTGATGAAGACAATGCTGGTGGTAAGACAATAGACACATTGGGTCAAGAGTTCTTAGATTTCTCTGAGACACATAAAACATTTGACTCAAATAGTGTCAAGTTTGATGTAGGTTTTGCTGGATTAACTAATCCACTAGACTTCTCACAAACACTATACAAATTTGATGATACACTAGGTGGTGATTATGCAAGATTTGATGCAGACTTTAGTGTTTCACAAACTGCAAACATAACAACTACATTTGATGCAAGTGCATTTAGATTTGATGCAACTTTATCAGATATGGGATTAACTTTTGATAATACTGCAACTTAATCATTATAAATAAAAGTAGATAATAGGAGATATAGGAATGGCATATCAATCTATCGGACTTGGAAGTTCAGCAAATGATGGGACAGGCGATACCCTCAGAGCTGGAGGTGACAAGGCAAACGATAACTTTGTAGAACTGTACACATTATTAGGTACTGGTTCTGCTTTAACTTCTGGGATGAGTGCAACTGCAACCGTAGTTACATTAACAGCCCCAGTAATCGCTACAAGTTTAGACCTTAATGGTTCTGAACTTATTTTAGATGTTGATGCAGATACTTCAATAACTGCTGATTCAGACGATACAATAGATTTTAAAATAGGTGGTGCTGATATATTTCAGATGACTGCAACTAAACTTGACCTTAATGGTAAAGAATTAGTTTTAGATGCAGACGCTGATACATCTATCACTGCTGACACAGATGATACTATTCACTTTAAAATAAATGGTGATGATGATATCATTTTCACAACTGGTATTATTGATGTAAAAAATAGTGGTGCAAAATCACAAGTAAGATTATATTGTGAGAGTTCAAATGCACACTATGTTGCAATAGAATCTCCAGCTCACGCTGTATATTCTGGTAATGTCACAGTCACACTACCAAACAAAACATCAACACTTCAAGGTTCATCAACTGAAACCATTACTGGTGCTGGTGGTTCTAACGCACTAGATAAAGATACTGAAGTATCACTTCTAAACACAGCTAGTGGTACTGCTGGACTTACTCTTGCAACTGGTCGTTTTGTTGGTCAAAGAAAAATAATCATTATGACTGTTGCTGGTAACAATGCAACAATGACACAATCAAATGGTAACTTAAACTCTACCAATGTTTCTACAAGTATTGTATTTAATGCAATCGGTGAAAGTGTTGTTTTAGTTTACAATGGTGCAAACTGGAATGTAGTTTCTAGTAACGGTGCAACCATATCATAGGATAAATTATGGCTGTCTTTCAACTTCCAACTGATGGTATCGCAGACGGTGCCATCACAACTGCTAAGATTAATGCATCAGTTAGTCTTGGTGCATCTGTTAATATTATTCTTAACGGAACAGATGGTGGAGGTTCTAATGCTGGTGATAATTTAATCCTTGACGGTACAGATGGTGCTAGTGCTAACGCTGGTGATAAAGTTCAATATAATGATGTCCTAGATGCAAATGCCATTCCCCAATCTTTCGGACAATCAGCACAGTTTAGAGCAAACACTAAATTTTTAAATGAAACACTTACAATTCCTCAAGGAGTCAATGCAGTGGCAGTAGGGCCTATCACGGTTACTTCTGGTAATACATTGACAATAGAGGGAGATGTTGTTATACTTTAGGTAGATTTTATGGGTACATTAAAAGTAGATAATTTACAAAAAGAAGACGGAACTGCTATTCTTACTGATGGTGTTTTTAGTTCAAGTGTTAGTGGAGCAGGAATAGTTCTACAACAAATAACAGTTGCAGTTGCAAAAGCAACTTTTACTTCTGCAATACCAGATGATGATACAACTCCCACAGTTTCAGAAGGAACAGAAATTTACTCACAAGCAATAACACCGAGTTCTACTTCAAGTAAAATTTTAATAACTGGTTCTATTGAAGGTTCAAGTTCAGCCGCAAATGGTTGGGGTATCACTGTTTTTAGAGGAAGTACTTGTATATTAACAGTTCACCAAACTAATGCTATGGGTGGTGGTCAGCCTAACCAATGTAATATTAATGTTTTAGATTCACCTAGTTCAACCTCAGCAGTAACATATTCAATTAGAGCTGGTTGTATGGCAGGGTCTTCAGCAATTTATGTACAAAGAAGAAGTTCAGAAAAATATAATGGAACAATGGCTTTAAATTGTGTAACTCTTCAAGAGATAAAAGGTTAGTAATATGAATATAGCAAAATTATTAGAATACTATTGGCCTGGTTGTTTATGGGAATTAGTGGGTAATGACCAAACTGATTATAAAAATTTAACTTGGTTAGACGAATCAACAACGAAACCAACAGAATCAGAATTATTAGCAAAAAAAGATGAGGGTGAACTTCGTGAAGCATTAGATGAAATAAGACCAATAAGAAATAGACTTTTAAGAGAAAGTGATTGGACACAAATGCCAGACATAAGTGACTCTAGAATGGATAGTACAACTAAAGGTAAATGGCAAGTGTATAGAGAAGAACTGAGAGATTTAACAAAAGGATTAGATACTGTTGACAAAGTAAAAAAAGTTACTTGGCCAACAGAACCAAGCTAAGGATAATAAATGGGTATTTTAAAAGTAGATAGTATACAAAAAAGAGATGGTACTGCACTTATCACAGATGGGGCTGCATCAACAACTTTACTTTCTCAAGAGTCGTTAAGAAGTGCTGGTGTGGGTATGATTAAATTATTTCAAGGTAGTGCAACTTCTGCCGCTTCATTTGAAATAAACAGTACATACATAAATTCTACTTATGACAATTATTTAATGTTTATAGATGCCACACCAGTTACTGATGCACAAACATTAAGAATGAGATTTTTACATAGTGATTCTGTTCATACTGGTAGTGATTATTTTTATGAAACAGAAGTTCATTCAAGTTCAACACATTCTTACGACCACGATGCAGCTGACCATATTAGAATGGTTTATCAAACTGCTGGTAACGCAACTGGTGAAGGTTTAAATCTTTTTTGTACTTTATCACAAGTAAATAGCACCTCTAGACCGACAATAGTTAAAGGTGATTATACAATTGTTGATGGTGCAAGTAGTCAAGGTGGTACTTTTAATGGAGGTCAAGATCTCGGAGGTAGAGCAACTGCGATAACTGGTATTCATCTTTATTTTGGAAGTGGTAATATAATTATGAACGACTTTGCAATATACGGAGTAACCAAATAATGGGAACATTAACAGTAGACAATTTAAACTTAAACGGTGCAATTACAGTTAACGGTTTCAATGCAAATGCATTTCAAACAGCTCTATTGCATGTAGTAGATGAAAAAGCTAATAATACTGCTGCACAAACTTTTTCTGCAGGACAAAATACAAGAGAATTAACAACAGTAAAAACGAATGAAATTGCAGGAGCATCTCTTAGTAGTCATAAAATAACTTTACCAAGTGGAACATATTTTTGTCAAGCAGAGGCAAATGGTTATGTAAATGCAAGAAATAAAATAACTTTGTATAATGAAACAGATGCAAGTTATACTTTAGTAGGTCTTTCATCAAACTCTCATGCTAGTTATTATACTACGAGTGTAAGTATGTTAAGTGGAAGATTTACTATATCAGCTCAAAAGGTTTTTCAATTAAGACATTTCATTCAATCTGGTACTGCTGCTGGTATTGCAGTAAATGATACCGTAAATGTAGAAGTATATGCAAATGTAAGAATATGGAAGATAGACTAATGGCTTGGGTAAAAATAGAAAATAATATTGTTATACAGAAACAACCTTATCAAGAAGTTGGGTTTGTGGAAGTATCTGATTCTGTAATATGTGGTCAAATAAAACAAAGTGATGGCAAATTTGTTGACCCAACTCCACGAGAGTTAACATATGCAGAAAAGAGATTACAAGAATACCCATCAATTCAAGACCAACTAGATGATTTATATCATAATGGAATTGATGGTTGGAAAACAAAAATTAAAGCTATAAAAGATAAACACCCTAAAGGATAAAAAATGGCATATATTGGAAAAGAACCTACATTTGGTGCATTTGAAAAAGACATCTTCACTGGTGATGGTTCAACTACACAATTTACTTTGACACATAATGTTGCCTCTGCAACTTCTATTATAGTTTCTTTAGGTGGTGTTATTCAAGAGCCTGGAAGTGCATATGATATCGCAATGGTTAGTGGTGTACAAAAAATTAATTTTGCTTCTGCTCCAGCAAACTCTGTAAGATGTTTTGTAGTTTATCTTGGTAGACAACAAATAGTTCAAGCAAGAGCAGCCACAGATACAACTCCAACAATAGATACATTTACTGGAGGAAGTGGAACAACTGCATTTACTTTATCAAGAGTTCCTCAAAACCCATCATCAACTGTAATTGCATTTGTGAATGGTGTGTTTCAAAAATATACAACAAACTTTTCAATCGCTGGTACAACTATAACTTTTACTTCTGCACCAGAAACATCTGCTGTCATAGTGGTAGTTCATTTATCAACAACAAACGAAGTTAATTTAGGTTCTCCAGATGATAATTCAGTAGGTACTGCAAAAATTCAAGACAACGCAGTAACAAATGCAAAAGCAGCTTTCACTTATACATCATCTTATTTTACTGGTGATGGTTCAACAACTGCATTTACAATTACTACTGGACATACAGTAAATAGTATTATAGTTACAGAAAATGGAGTTATTAAAAAACCAACAACTGATTATAGTGTGTCTGGTACAACCTTAACTTTTTCTTCTGCACCAGGCAATACAGTACAAGTTGGTGTTAGATATTTAGTGGTATAAGAAAAATAAATATCCTAAGAAATAATAAATAAATAAAAGGAATAAGAATGGTAACTAGAATCACAAAACAATCACCAACTGGTGGTGCAAAGTTAAAAAGACCAGATGGTTCTACTTATATAGAATTACCAAAAACACCTTTTGATGCAAACAAAGAAGGTGAAACTAGGAAAATTAATGAAACAACTGGTTACTTTGGAAAGAAGGTTTCATAAATGCCAATAAGTAAAATACCAGTAGGTGCAATACAATCTGGAACGATTGGGACTTCTCAAATTGCTGATGATGCTGTCACTACTGCAAAGATTTTAAACGATAATGTTACCTCTGCAAAAATTCCAAATGATGCAGTTGGTTCAACAGAAATTTCTTCTAATGCAGTCACTCGTGATGAGTTACAATCAGCTGCAGTAAATAATATTTCATCAGACTCTATAATTTTAAATTCTACTAATGGTACTGCTGATGCTGGTGATTTTTTAGTTTTAGATGGAACAGATGTTTCTAGTACAAATGCAAATCACAGAATATTATTTGACGAAACTTTTGTAGATAAAGTAGGATTGTTTAATATTAATACTTTAGGTTCTGCTGGAGATGCACTTAAAGTTAATGAAGCTGGAAATGCATTTGAATTTGGTACTGCTGGTGGTTTAACATTGTTAAATAAAACAACATTATCATCATCTTCTGATGTACAGTTTCAAGGATTAATGACTGGATATGATTCTTATAAATGTGTTTATAATATACAAAGAAGTACAGATTTGATTATAAGAGTGTATTTTATGAGTGGTGCAAGTATACTAAGTTCTGGATATCATTCAACTGGTGCTTCTGCTCACGGAAGTGGTATAAGCAGTTATGGAGATGATTCACAAGGATTTATGAATAATACTGCAACTTGGTCTTCACAAGAAAGTGCTACAACCACTCCAGTAAATGGATATTTTTATATTGTTAATCCTAACGATGCAAATGATTATACAACTATTATAGGGTCACAAAGTCTTTGGTCTGGTAGTACAAACTTAGTAGCAAATACGATAGCTGCAAGTTCAACGACTGCACAAGCACAAGATGGTTTAAGATTTTATCCAAGCACTGGTAACTTTGCTAATGGATTTATTAAACTATATGGAATTAGTTAATGGTTAATGTCAATAATTATAGGAGATAAAAATGGCATACACACATAAAATGGTTAATGGTGAAAAAATACCTTTGACCGATTCAGAAATAAAAGAACTTGAAGCAAGAGATGTAGAGTGGGCAAAAGGTGCTTACGATAGAGCGATTGCTGGTTTAAGAAATGAAAGAAATAATAAATTAAGTGAATCAGATTGGAGAGCAAACTCTGATGTGACAATGAGTTCTGATTGGAAAACTTATAGACAAGAGTTAAGAGATTTAACAAATGGATTAGATACTGAGGACAAAGTAAATAAAGTCACTTGGCCAACAGAACCGTCATAAGATGGACTAAATAGTAGAAGGAAATACAATGGCTGCAATTATTACAGAAAAATTTAGACAAACAAATGCTGCTCAGTTTGAGGAATCATTTTCTGAAACAAACGAAAACTATTATATGTTTGTAGGAAAATCAACTCCTTTTACTAGTGGAACTTCTGGTGGAAGTGATACTTCTCCACCAAGTCCAGTAGACGATATTACATCAGAGAATTATAGATGGGACTCAATGTTAGGTGCAAATGCGATTGCATCTTCTGATGTATCAAGAGGTGTTCCTAGAAGAACATATACATCTGGTACTACTTACGATATGTACGAACATAACATTAGTGCAGCTAATCCTTCAAATCAAACTGGTGCAAGTAATCTTGTTGATTCTACATATTTTTTCATAACTTCAGATTACAGAGTTTACAAAGTTTTATATAACTTAAATTCTTCTGGAGTAAAAATCGCACTTTCAACAGAACCTACTTTTACTTCCCCAGTAAAACAATTTGTTGGTGGTTATTATTTACAATATATGTACACATTGACAACCACTCAAGTAGACAAATTTTTAACAACTGACTTTATGGCAGTCGCAACAGACTCAACTGTATCATCTGGTGCAGTAACAACAAGTACAGACTCTGCACCTTTTAATGGTGCTCCTATTGATACTTTCTTGGTAACAAGTCAAGGTAGTGGATATCCAGATGGAACTTATTATGTTAAAGTTGCTGGAGACGGAACTGGTGGAATCTTAAAGGTTGTTGTGAGTTCAAATGTAATAACAAGATTTGGTGAAACTGGTGTATCATCAGTACAAGCTAGTGGTGCAAATTATACTTTTGCAACAGTAGATTTGGCAGGAACTAATGTTTATACAAATGCTGGTGCAACATCTTTAATAAGTGGAGGTACTTTATCAACTTGGAATTCAGCTAGTGCTGGAACTATAACTCCAATTATATCACCTCAAGTTGGTCACGGACACGATGCAGTTGAAGAATTAGGTGGACACTATATAATTTTAAATACAAAGTTTGAACAAGAAGAAGGTAATGATATTACTGTTGCAAACGACTTTAGACAAGTAGGTATTATGAAAAATCCTACTCAATTTAACAGTTCGTCATTATTTACAGCATCTACTGCCAGACAAACATATGCAATTTATATTCCTTCACCAAGTGGAGATTTTGATGCAGATGAAAAAATAACTCAAGCAACTACTGGTGCAATCGGTAGAGTCGTTGAATGGGATGCAACAAATAAGATTTTATATTATCAACAAGAAAGATTTACAAATTATGGTGTTAATACTGCAAGTAACACAGTTTTATTTTCTGGTGCAAATGCAGTATCTGGTGCAGACTCTAGTGCATCTGGCACTCCATCATCAACTGGTTCTGAAACTGTTGATAGTATCGCATTTTCAAGTGGATATGCAAATCCAGAAATGCACCCAGATAGTGGGGACATAATTTATATAGAAAACAGAAGACCTATTTCACGAGCATCTGACCAAACAGAGGATGTTAAAATCATAGTTGAGTTTTAAGAATGGCACAAAAAACAAATCTAAATGTATCACCATATTATGATGATTTTGATACAAGTAAAAATTTTCATAAAGTATTATATAGACCTGGCTTTGCAGTACAGGCTAGAGAACTAACCACACAACAATCTATACTTCAAAATCAAGTTGAAGAAATGGGTAGAAACATCTTTAAAGAAGGTGCAATTATATCTGGTGGTGAAGTTGGAATGGACAAACAGTATTATGCTGTTAAAGTTCAAGGAACATTTAATACCACAGACATTACATCTAATATTTCATCTTATGTAGATAAAGTTATTACTGGTGCAACATCTGGAGTATCTGCAAAAGTTGTAGGAACTGCAGCTGCAAGTGGTGATGACCCAATCACTTTATTTGTAAAATATTTAAATCCAGATTTAACTGGTGAAACTTTTGTATTTTCTAATGGTGAAAACTTAACAGCTAACGGTGCAGTCGGTTCATTTATTGCTGGACAAGAATCATTAACTTGTCAATCAACAGATGCAACTGCAATAGGTTCAGCAGTAACAGTTGCGGCTGGAACATATTTTGTTAGAGGTATTTTTGTAAATGTTACAGAACAAACATTAGTTTTAGATAAGTATGGAAACACACCATCATATAGAATAGGTTTTACAGTTACAGAAGATTTAGTAACTCCAGAAGAAGATAGTACATTATATGATAATGCAACTGGTACATCAAACGAAAACGCAGCTGGTGCTCATAGATTAAAAATCTCATTAACACTTTCTAAATTATCTTTAACAGATACTAATGATACAAATTTTGTAGAAATAATGAGAGTAAATCTTGGTAATGTTTTATCTGCATCAAGAAATACTGAATATGCAGTATTAGGTGAAACACTTGCAAGAAGAACTTATGACGAATCTGGACACTATATTGTTAGAGATTTTAAACCAGATGCAAGAGAAACTTTAGCTGATGGTATTAATAATGGAATATTTGAATCTGGTGCTACTACTGATAGTGGAAATACAGCATCTGAAGATTTACTTACTTTACATCTAACGCCTGGTAAGGCATATGTTGCTGGTTATGAAATAGAAAAAAGTCACCCAACATTTATAGATATTAGAAAACCAAGAACAACTGATAATGTTGATAACGCAATCACACCAGTTGAAGTTGGTAATACAATCGTAGTAGAAAATACATTTGGTTCTCCAGACATATCTCCAGAAACGCCTGGTTCTATTGATGAACCATTTATGGAAGTTTCACTTCACGATAATTTTACAGCATCTAAAGTAACTGGAACAACTGGCGGGCCAGGAAGAGGAATAGAAACAGATAGTATTTTAACAGAAGACGGTGGAAAAATTGGTGTTGCAAGAGTAAGAAGTTTTGATACAGCTGCAAATAATTCCACAGTAACTGACTTTTTATCAAATAGTGCAGATAATGATTCAACATTTAATCTTGGATTATTTGATATTAAAATGTTTACAGAGATTGATTTTAGTGGAGTAGTAACTTCATCTGAATTTGCTGCTGGGGCAAAAATAACTGGTGCAAATTCTGGTGCAACTGGATTTGTTCACTCTGTTAGTTCAGATGCAGTTTATCTTACAAATGTAAATGGTATATTCTCAAGTGGTGAAAAAGTAAAATCAAGTGCATCAACTCAATCAGATGAATTAGTACACGAAAATGGTACAACAACAGATTTAACAATTAGTGCAATAGAGTCATTTGACATTAGTCAAGTAAGACAAGTCTTTATGAATGATGATGATTCAAATCAAGCAAACTTTAGTGCTGATTGTACTATGCAAAGTAGATTCAGTCTTACTGGTACAGTATCACTTACAAGAAACACAAATACTTTAGTTGGACAAAACACTTTATTTAATACTGAATTAAAAGCTGGTGATGTTTTAGAAGTTCCAACTGGTGCTGCTAGTGCAACAGAAAAAATTGTTATTGAAAGTGTAACAAATAATACTTCTGCAACTTATTTCTGTATTCAAGGTGGTGCAGTTGTAAACACATCTAATACTACTCGTTCTAGTGGTACTGCAACATTTACTGCAACTGGAGCGTTCACTGCAACTACTGGTTCAGTATTAAGTGGTTCTGGAAGTAGAACTGTTGTATTTAAAGACCACGCAATTAACGGATATAATGGTAAAGCAACTATTACATATGCATCAAATAATACAGCTACATATCCAGTAAACTCTGGTATTACAACTCCAGATACTGCTGGTACTGGTAATTCAGATATAGTTTTAATCTCTAGTAATGTAACAAGTGTTGGTGCAATTAGAACAAGAACAAAAATTAATGATGTAAACAAAAATATTCTTTTAAGAAAAACAGTTAAGAAATATGCAAAAACAATGTTGACTACGGACAACAATGGTGTATCACAAACTTCTTATACATTTAAGAAACAATTTATTGTTACATCAAATGCATCTGGACAGATAGTAATAACTGCTGGAACTAACGAAACATTTAATGCACTATCTAATACAAATTATGCAATTACTATTTTAGATGATGGTTCTGGTGGGTGTAATGATGGAGATATTATTGATATTGATGATATGACTTCTGCTGTATTGGCTGGTGATTCTAAAACTGCAACAATTACTGATACAACTGTTTTCGGAACATCTTCAGATTGTGTAGTTAAAGTGACTGCAACAATTTCAAAAACTACTGCACAACAAAAAAACAAAACAAACAATCCTGCTCATTTAGTTATTGTAGATAACAATGGTGTAGGTGGTGGTGTACAATATGGTACATCTGCACATCACAAAGAGATTTCTTTAGGTAGAACTGATGTATATAAAATAAGAGCAATATACGAATCTGCAAACGCATCTACCGACCCATTAGTTCCACAATTTACTGGAACAGTTTCAAGTGGAACATTTACTAAAGGTGAAAGAATAAAAGGTACAACTAGTGGTGCAATAGGTTCTCTTATTAACACAGGCCCAACTACTTTCTTTTATGTTTTATTATCTAATAAAAACTTTTCAGACGGTGAAACATTTACTGGTTTAACAAGTGGTGCAACTGGTACAACTACTGTTGTTACTGCTGGTGATACAGTAGTAACTAGTAATTATGTATTAGATGATGGTATGAGAGATTCATATTATGATATTTCTAGAATAATCAGAAAAACAAATGTTGATGTTCCTATTGGTAAATTATTAATTGTATGCGACCACTTTACTCACGGTACTGGTGATTTCTTCAATGTAGATTCATATTCAAACATAGATTATAAAGAAATTCCTACATACCTTGCAACAAGAGTAGACACAGAACAAAGACAACCTAGAGGTAGATTCTTATTACACGACTCAATAGATTTTAGACCTACTGTTGCAAATGATGATACAATATCTACTGTAACAACATCATCACAAAGTTTATCTACTGAAAGAGTAAATGATTATACATTTAACTTTGCACAAAGAAACTTCTCTGCAGCTGGTTCAATAGTTTCAAATATTCCACAAGACAATTCTAACTTTCAATATGATTTAGATTTTTATGTAGGTAGAACAGATAGTGTTTTCTTAACTAAAGATAAACAGTTTGTAGTTAAAGAAGGTTTAGATGTTGAAACAGAAATAACAGAACCACCTAAACCATTATCTGAAAATGAAGCTATGAAAATAGTTGATGTATTAATGCAACCTTATGTCAAAGAACCAGAACAAGATATATTTTTAAGAATACAAAAAAATAACAGATTTACAATGAGAGATATTGGTCGTTTAGAAAATAGAATAGAACGACTAGAAGATTATACAACTCTTAACTTATTAGAAGCAGAAACAGAAAACTTCCAAGTATTAGATGCAAACGGATTTGATAGATTTAAATCTGGTTTTGTTGTTGATAATTTTACTGGACATAAAACTGGTGATGTATCTCACCAAGATTATAGTTGTGCAATAGATTATGAAAACAGAACACTAAGACCAAAATACTCTATGAAGAATGTTGCACTTATAGAACAAAACGAAGATTCTACTGCAAGAGCAAATGATGGTTATTCTAAAATTGGTGACCAATGTATGCTACCATTTACTTCTGTTGAAACTGTTGGAAATAAGTTTGCAACTAGAGTAGAAAGTGCTCAAGCTGCATACTTCTTTGCTTGGGTTGGTGTATTAGAATTAGACCCATCTGGTGATGAATGGTTTGAAGTAAATAAACTTCCACAAATTGTAATTAACTTAGAGGGTAACTTTGACCAGATATTACAAGCCGCTGGTGGTGAAGATGCATTAGGTACTATATGGAATGCTTGGGAAACTATTTCATCTGGTGTTATCGGACAAACTAGTAATGGTTGGGGACGAGGTGGTCTTTGGGAATTAGTTTTAACAGACCAAGTTAGAAATGGTACAAGAACTTTTGTAACTGAAGTTAATGACCATAAACCTATCGGTAATGAATTAATTAGACAAGATGTAGTTCCATTTATTCGTTCTAGAAATGTTACATTTAGAGCATCTAAAATGAAACCTAAAACAAGAGTTTATCCTTTCTTTGATAGACAATATATTGGTGATTTCTGTGTTCCAGATGGTGGTAAGCCTGGTGGAACATTAACAACAATCACTTTACCAGAAACTCCAAACTGGACTGCCATAGGTAAAATTAGATTTGGTTACGATAATAACGATACTGCACACGATTATGTTGCAAAAATTATGAGTTCTGATTCTGAATATGGATTTAATACAGTAGGACAGTTCTCATTACATACAACAATAAACATCTCAAGAAATAGTAATGCATTTTATACTTATGACTTTACAACTGCAGCTGAGGGTGTAGTTGGCCCTAACATTCAAGGTGAAAAGTTTTGGAGAATTCAGATTGAAAGAGCAGAAGACCCTATTCATACTTGTGCTGGACATAGATTATATGGTGTAGAATTTTTCAATGCAGATGCAACAACTAATATTGATTTAACACAATTCTGTTCTGTTGTACAATTCCAGAATTTAACAAATCCAAGTGCAACTATTGACGGAATAGTACCACCAGTTGGTGCAGAAACTCCAGGCACTCCTAGAGATTCTGTTCTTCAGATTACATATAATTTATTTACTGGAACAAGAACACAGACTCCAGAAAGTGGAACTGTACAAAAACTATTACCGCCAGGTGAAGATGGTAATAATTTCATAACAGGCCCTACTGGTTCAATAAGTGGTGTCTTTAGTATTCCAGACCCTAACGCTCCAGGCAACCCAGCATTTAAAACTGGTGAAAGACAATTCAGATTAACATCTTCTAGAATTAATGAAGCAGATGATGTCAATTTAGAAGGTGTAGAAACATATGCAGAGGGTATCTATACTGCAAGAGGTTTCTTAAACACTATTGAAGAAACTGTTACAAGAACAAGAAACGGACAATTATTCCAAGAGGAAGTTTTTGAATCAAGAAGTTTCCAACATAGAGGTAGAACTTTAATACAGCCTTGGGATCCGCTTGCACAATCATTTATTGTTGATAGTGTTGGTGGTGAGTTTATTACAAAAGTAGATTTATATTTCCAAGAAAAAGATGAAAGAGTTCCAGTAACTGTTCAAATCAGAGAGATGAGAGATGGTTATCCAACTGAGAAATTATTACCACTTGCATCTAAAACACTAGAGTCTTCTGAAATATTATTATCAGATAACGCAACTACTGCTACAACATTTGAATTTGAATCACCAATTTATGTTGCAGACCATAGTGAATATGCATTGGTTGTGAAAACAGATTCAAGAGATTATAAACTTTGGATTTCTAAATTAGGTGATGCAGATATTGATACTGGAACGATTGTTAATGACCAACCATATCTTGGTGTGTTATTTAAATCTCAAAACAATAGAACTTGGAACGCATATCAAGATGAAGATATTAAGTTCTCACTTTATCGTGCAAAATTTGATACAAGTAAAACATCAAATCTAGTATTAACAAATGATTCAGTAGAAACTAGAACATTAAAACAAAATTCATTAGAATCACTTGCAAGTTCTGGTGTAGTAAAAGTTACACATAGAAACCACCATATGTATGCAACAACAAATAATGTTGCAATTAGTGGTGTATCGTCTGGAGTTTCAACTACTCTTAACGGTGCTTTTGGTGCCTCTGATACTTCACTAACATTAACTAGTAATACTGGTTTCCCAGGCAGTGGTTCAGTAAGATTAAAAATTACAGTTCCAAGAGATTCAACTACTGGTGATATTAGAGAAGATGAAATCTTTAGTGGTACTATTTCTGGTTCTTCTGTAACCAGTATAACAAGACCTACTGGTGCGATTGCACATAGTTCTGGTGCTGGTATAGAATTATATGAAGTAGATGGAATACCATTAGACCAAATTAATAGAACTCATACATCAGTCGGAAATGTAGGAATTGATTCGTATACAATTACAACTGCAAATACACTTGCAACCCAGACTGCAACTGCAACAACAGCTTCAAATGCAACCTCTGGTATTAAATTTGGTGATTCAACAACTGTTGTAACTGAAAATGCAATGATGGATGTTATGAAACCACTTGTAAGTAATGTTGAATATCCAAATACAAAAATTACTGCAAACATTAGAACAACAACTGCAACATCTGTTGACGGTACACAAACATCATTTAATTTACAATCTACTAGTGCATCTAGACCAATAGTATTAGGTAGAAACTATTATTTTGATGTACCAAGAATGATTACATCAACAATTAATGAAACAAACGAATTGAATTCATCTAAATCATTCTTCTTAACTTTAACTATGTCTTCAGAGTTTGATAACTTAACACCAGTTATTGATTTAGATAGAGCATCTATTGCAACTATAACTCATAGACTTAACAATGTTCAAAGTTCATCAGATGTTTATCCAACTACATTATATGTTCCAGCAACTGAACCAGAGGGTGATAGTTTAGAAGCAATATATCTAACACGACAAGTTCAAATGAAGAGTGCAGCCAATCAGATTAATGTAAAATTTGATGCAGTCAGACCAGCAACATCAACTATTGATGTAATGTTTAAAACATTAAGAACTGATGATTCATCAGACTTTAATGATGTTGGTTATACTTTCTTTAATACAAATGGACAACCAGATATTACTACTAACTCATCTACTACAAGAGATGACTTTATAGAACACGAATATTCTGCGAAAGACCTTGCAGACTTTAATGCGTTCCAAATCAAAATAAGAATGAGAGGAACAGATTCAACTAATCCACCAATTATAAAAAGATTAAGGGTTGTTGCAACTGGATAGAATATGTCAGAAATATCAGAATTAAAAGTAAAGGATAAAGACCATTTAGTAAGAGATACTTACTCTGGTGCAATATTAAATACAGATGAAAGTGCATTTAATAAAATTAGAAAAAGAAGAATGGAAGCACAAAGACAAAGAGATGAATTAAGAAACGCAGTTCGTGAGATAAATACTATTAAGTCAGAAATGCACGAAATGAAAAGTATGATGAAACAAATGTTAGAGAAGAGCAATGGCAGATAGAAGCGTATTAGCATCAAATTCGTTTGAAACTTTTAGAACGACATTTAACTCAACTGCGAGTGATGTTGGTGATATCGCAAACTTACTAGCTGCAACTGGTACTATTGCATCTTCAACAGATGTAGTAGAAGCGATAGTAGCACTAAATGCTGTTGCCTTTGATGCAACTGCAAATATTTCTTTTAGTGGTAATAATACATTTTCTGGTAGTAGCACTTTTGCTGGTGTAACATTAAGTTCTGGTGCATTAACATTTGCTGATGGGACTTCACAATCAACAGCTGCAACAACACAAGGGTTTGCGATTGCAGTCGCAGTTGCACTTGGATAAATAAAGAGAGAAACACAAATGGCAAATAATTTTAAAAATTCATTCGTAAGTGTAAGTTCTGCTGGAGAATATTATCAGTCAACTGCAACCGATTCTTTAACAGGCCCACAAACAGTTTATACTGCAAACAATGGTTCTGGAGTAAATTCAATTCTTATTGAATTAGATGCAGCCAATACTGGTAATACTGCAATAACAGCAACTGCATATCTTCAAGACACTAGTGCAACACTAGGTACAATTTCAAGTGTGGTATCATTAAGTGATGTTGCAACAGTAACTTGTGGTACTGCACACGGATTACAAACTGGTATGTATGTTAATGTAACTGGTTCTACAACAAACTATGTTAATGGAATTTACAAGATTACAAGAACTGGTGCAACTACATTTACATACGCACAAAATTCAAGTGCATCAAATGGAACTGCAGCTGGTACGATAGTAATCTACAAAGCATTTCATATTGTAAAAGATGCACCTATTCCACCACAATCAACTCTTAAAATTGTGTCTGGACAAAAGGTTGTTTTAAATAGTGACGATAAAGTATTAGTATATGGAAGTGCAGCTACATTAGATGTTGTTGCATCAATTCTTGAAGATGTAACTTAATGGAGTTTGTAAATGGCATATATAGGTAGTTCATTTTTAAATATTCCAGCAAACACATTTGCAAAAGAAGACTTTGTAGGTTCTGATACTGGTACAAATAATAGTATTGCAAATTCACTTGTTCTTTCAAGAGAGATTCCTGGCTTAAATGCATCAAATGTAGAAGTGTTTGTAAATAATATTAGACAAGAACCAGATGTTGCATATTTTATCAAAGATGATGCAAACGGTGTTCCAAAGATTTTAGAATTTTCTGAAGCATTAGCTGGAAGTGATGAAGTTTATATCATTCATAAAGGTTTAGGGCCTGGTACAGAAAAAACTGCAATTGCAGCTGGTTCTATTACTGCATCTCTTTTAGACGATACTTTAAAAACATTTACACTAGATACATTTACTGGTGATAATTCAACAACTGCATTTGTCACATCATCAACAATTTCAGCTGCAAGTGCGTTATTAGTAACGATTGATGGTATTGTTCAAAAACCATCAACAAACTATTCTACTTCTGGTGCAACTGTTACATTTACATCTGCCCCAGCTGCATCTGCTGAAATAGAAGTTAGAGATTTAGGAATTAAAACATCAGTAAGAAGAGGAACTGGTTTTAATTTAGACACACTTACTGTAAGTGGCAGTTCAACAACCACTATGACATTATCACACGAAGTTTTAGTGAATGATGTATTTATTTTTATCAATGGAGTTTGTCAAATTCCAACATCTGCTTATTCTGTAAGTGGTACAACCGTAACATTTGCATCTGCATTATCTGACGGTGATGTTGTAGTTGCAAGATACCAGAGATAAATATGCCATTAACAACTATCAAATCATCAAACATAAAAGACGCTGAAGTAAAAAATGCAGACATTAGTCCAACTGCTGGTATTGCAGAATCTAAAGTTGCTGGATTAGATGCAGCTCAAATTAGTACAAACGCATTTAATATTGGTGTCTTAGGTTTTAAGATGGCAGTAAGTGAAGGACTTACTGTTTTCAATTTAATTGATGGTATTGTTGATGAATTCAACAATGAAAGTGGTATAGACACATCAGAAAATGCAACTTCAAAATATGATGCTAGTTCCGATTTTTATTCAAATTTAGACGGCCCTACTCCTATTCCTACACCTCAAGCAACTCTAACAAGATTAACATCAACTGGGCCTGGTACATTTTCAAATGAACCAACTACAACTGTCGTTAAAGTTTTTGCAATCGGTGGTGGTGGCGCTGGTGGTGGCGGTGGAATGGGTGTTGGTGGAGGTGCCGGCGGCGGTGCTGGTGGTGTTGTTTTAGATGCTGATGTTCCAGTAACTGGTGGTGCTAGTGTTGCAGTAAATGTTGGTGCTGGTGGTGAAGGTAGATTTCATCCTTGGCACCCATCTTATCCAACAGCAATACAACCATATTTTCCTGGCGATGCTCCAACTATCTTTCCCCTTTCAATAGCAACCCCAGATAATCCAGCAGGAAGAAACTCACGACCAGGCGATGATTCAACTTTTGGCCCAACAATTACGGCAGAGGGTGGTGGTTCTGGTGGCCATGCATATACTATTAACGAATCTGGGTCTGACCAAGATTTTCCTGGCCAAGAAGTAACAGACGGATTGCCTGGTGGTTCTGGTGGAGGTGGTGGTTACGAAGAAGGTACAGTAGGTGAAGGTGAAACTGGAGAAAATAGACATCCTGCTGGAGATTTAACACAACAAGGATTTGACGGTGGTATCTGTTATGCTTCTGGGCCAGGTTATGCTGGTGGAGGAGGCGGTGGTGCTGGTGAACAAGGTAATGCTGCTAGTGGTGCAAACGCTGGTGCTGGTGGTGATGGTATTGCAGTAGGGCCTCCTAATCCACAATTAAATTGGTTTCCTGCTGGTTATGGTCATTCAGATGGTAAAGTTGGTGGCGGTGGTTCTGGTGGTAGATATGCTCCAGGCGGTGAAACAGAAGGTGGTGAAGGTGGTGGTGGTGATGGAAACCACAATCCACAGAGCACACATACTTTAGCAGCTGATACTGGATATGCTGGTGTTGTAAACACTGGTAGTGGAGGTGGTTCACACGGTGGTGGGCCAGGTGGCTCAGGCCCCTCTTATTATAATATTCCAGGCGGTGATGGTGGTAGTGGACAAATAGTCGTATTGGAAATGGAAGCATTAACTACATCCACAAGTAGCACATTAGTATCAGATACATTTACTGCAAACTCAACACCAACTAAAGCAAGAATAGTTTTATTTGCAGAAATAAGTGATGATTTAAATACAGATGTGTCAGTTTCTGCAACCAGAGATAACACTAACTACGATGCAATCACATTAACAGATACTGGTTATGTAAGTGGTAGTAGTGGTACAAAAGTATATTCTGGTTCTACTACATTAACTGGAGCTGCACCTGGCCAACCTCAAGTACAAGTCCGTTGGAAAATTGTTGGAAGTAATCAAACTGCTGAAAATAAAATACACGGTGTTGCGTTGCAGTGGAAATAAATTATGCCAAATCCCTTAACTGGTTTAACTCAGATAAAATCAACTGACATCACAGATGGAACTATCACTGATGCAGACATATCACCTAGTGCAAGTATCACATCTACAAAAACTGAAATTGATACCGATTTAGCAGACACAAATACACCTTTCAATATTGGTGTATTAGGATTTAAACACGCAGTCAATGAAGGTTTGACAATATTTAATTTAGTAGATGGTATTGTTGATGAGTTTAATAGTGAAGGTGGTATAGATACTTCAGAAAATTCAAACGCAGTATATAATTCTTCTTCAGATTTTTATGCAAATACAAATCCAAATCAACCTTTACCCTCTCCATCAATACAAAGAACATCTATTACTGATACTGGTTCTGGAACTTACTCAGTAGAACCTACAACATCAGCAGTTGATATTTTAGTTATTGGAGGAGGTGGTTCTGGTGGTGCTGGTGGATATAATAATACTGCTGGTGGTGGTGGAGGTGCTGGTGGTTTAATATTTTATGAAGATTATCCAGTAACTGGTGGAACAAGTATTCCAGTATCAGTAGGTGCTGGTGGTAGAAGTGCTGGAGGAGGTGGCCCTCTTGGAGTTGCATCATCTGGTTATGAACCATTTCAACCACAAAGATTTACTTGGGCTTACGACCCAATGCCAGAGACTCCCGTTCAACAACTTTATTCGCCAGGCGAAAAAGGTACAGATTCAGTTTTTGGTTCAGCTCCAGCGTTAGTTCTAACTGCTGAGGGTGGTGGTGCTGGTGGTGGATATTATCACGAAGGTTATGTTGGAAGTTTAGAACACACACAAATACAAGGTGGTAGTGCTGGTGGAACTGGTTCTATAAATAATGCCCCAGTAGTTCCAGCTGCTGAACACGCATCAACTCAAACAACAAATCATCCAGTTCCTGGCTTGTCAAACGACCCTTTACCAGGCACACCAATAAATGCACGAGGTTCTTTTGGAAATGCTGGTGGATTAGGTTTTCATACTGGCCCACAGAGTCAACTTGCAAACTCTGGTGGCGGTGGAGGAGCAGGAGCAGAAGGTGGAGATGTAACATCACCTCAAGGACAAAGAGGTGGTTCTGGTGGTATAGGTTTAAATTATAATATTGCAGATGGTTCAACACCAGTAGGTTATGCTGGCGGCGGTGGTGGAGGTGGTGCTGATACTGCACCTCCTAGTGAAAGTGTTCCTTATGGTGGTGGAGTAGGACAAGTAACAACTAATCAAGCATCTGCACCTTGGGCTCCAACATCAAGTCCATATAGTCCTTTCGTTACAGGCACAGAGGGTTTCTTTGGAACTGATGCAGTTGTAAATACTGGTGGTGGTTCTGGTGGTGGTCATATGGAAGGCCCTGCTCCGGCAAGCACTGGTGTAAGTGGTATTGCTGGTTCTGGTATTATTGTTGTTGCAGAAAGTAAAGGTGATATTGCTAACTCTAGTATGACTTTAATATCTGATACATTTACTGCAAGTTCAACACCAAGTAAAGCAAGACTTGTATTGTTTGCAGAAATAGGAGATGATTTAAATACCGATATCAACGCATCAGTAACAAGAGATAATACAACATTTAATGCAGTCACACTAACAGACGAAGGGTTTCAAGCAGGAAGTTCTGGTATAAAAATATTTACTGGTAGTACACCTTTAACTGGTACTGCAAGTCCTCAAGTACAACTTAGATGGAAAATTGTTGGAAGTAACCAAGTTAATACAAATAAAATTCACGGTGTAGCCCTCCAGTGGGCATAGAATATATATTATTATGAAGATATTTAAACAGAAATACAAAACCCCATCAAAAGAAGAATTTCCTCCAATCATAAGTTATCACGATAAAAGATATAATGGTACAATGGTTGATGAACAAGGTCGTTTCTATACAGTAGAAGATGAAACACAAAGATTGTTTCGTTGGGAACGAATGATTCGTAAAAAAGAAAGACAAAAAGAACAAATTAAAACTTGGATTGCAATCAAAGAAGGAACATATCATAAAAAAAATTATTATATGAGTAATAATACTAATAAACAACATTTTCACTGGAATAAAATGCCTAAACCTAAAACTGGTGGTAGACTATCTAGAAAATTAGATGGTGGTTGGGTAGAAGAATATAAACCAGTAAAATCTACACGATTACATAAATGGTTAGAAAATGCAAAAGAGGGAAAAGTTTTTAATGGACAAAAACACAGAACAAAACAATGGTTAATAAAACCAACTAGTGCAGATGTTGACCAAATTAAAAACCCTATTGACATTGAAAAAAAATAGTGTATAATTATTAAAAGGTGAAAAATTATGAATACATTTACAGACTCAGAGATTGATACTCTGGAACTTCCTAAAAAAGAGGAAGAAAAAAAAGAAGAACCCCAAGAAAAAAATATTGTTGAACCAGATGATAAAAATATTGTCAAACTGGTAGGTAATAAAAATATAGTTTCTATATTAACATCACAGTTTTTTGCAGAAAAAGAATGTGATGCAATAGTAAAAGAAACAGTTAAAGAATTATGGGTTGATAGTTCATTAAAAGGTGTGAGAAAAGCAACACAACAATCTTTACCTATGAACGATAAAGGTTGGCCCTATACTAAAGTGTTAGAACTTGCACAACAAGCTAATGATAAAAATTTTAAAATGCAACTTGCTGGTTTTTATCAAGCAGACAATCCACAAATAGTTTGTTATAAGAACAAAAACTTCTATAATTATCATTTAGACATTGGAAACAATGCACCATTTAGAAAATTAACTTTTATTATTCAATTATCTGACACCAAAGATTATGATGGTGGACATATTGAATTAATGAATATGACTACGGATAATAAATTATTTAGACAAAAAGGTCAAATAATTATATTCCCATCTTTTGTTCCTTGGCGTGTTACTAAAGTTACAAAGGGTGTAAGAAATTGTATTGAGGGTTGGTTACACGGCCCAAGTTATGTATGACATTTAATAAACTCGCACAAGAAGTACCATTAAATAATAGGGGAAAGATAACATCTGAGATATGGTTTCCTACACTATTTCATTTTAAAGATATTTTAAATTATGAAGAAAGAAATAAAAAATGGTTAAAACATATTTTTAAATGGAGAGATGACGACAATAGGGGTATTGTTCGTTCTAACTCAAGAGGTTGGCATAGTGCAGTAGATATGCATATGCGAGAGGAATATGAAGATTTAGGAAAAGAAGCACTTAAAATAGGTTTGAGAATACAAGAAATAATGGATTTAAATCCAGACACAGAACCAGTCATTGATAATATGTGGGCAAATGTTTCTCAGTTTGGTGCTCATAATCGTAATCATACTCACCCAGGCTCACATTTTAGTTTTGTTTACTATTTACAATCTCCAGAAAAGTGTGGACAAATATGGTTTTCTGACCCTAGAGCACAAGCAATCGCAGTTCAATTACCTTACAATCCAAAAAAACTAAGAAAAAGAGAAACACTTAATGAAGTATATTGGGCTCCAGTTCCAGGCAGATTAATTATGTTTCCATCTTGGGCAGTACACGAAGTAGAACCTAATTTATCAGAACTAAAAGGTAAAAAAGGTCTAAGAGTAAGTGTTTCTGGTAATTTATCTTTTCACATAAAAAAAGGTCTTAAATTTAAAGACGAAAGAGAAGGACACGATGCGAAAGGTTTTCTTACTATGAAGGGTGCTGAAAAACGAACATAATCTCTTTTTATTATAAATAGTTATAAAAAGGATTAGTTATGGCAGTACCTACTTCAAAGTCAACATTTAAAGAATATTGTTTAAGAGCATTAGGTAAAGGTGTCATTGATATCAATATATCTGATGACCAATTAGATGATAGAGTAGATGAAGCTTTACAATATTTTTCAAAATACCACTATGATGGTATTGAAAGAGTATATTTAAAACATCAACTGACAACCACTGAAATTACAAGAATGAGAAGTAATGAAAGTGCAGTTACAGCAACTGATAAGGTTGATAGTTCAATTACAGCAGACTTCTTACAACAAGAAAATTATTTACCTATTCCAGATAGTGTATTATCAGTTGTAAAAGTATACCCAGTAACAGATAAATTAACTCAAAATTTATTTGATGTTCGTTATCAATTAAGACTAAATGATTTATATGATTTCAGTTCAACTTCAATAATTCACTATGAAATGACAATGAGGCATCTAGATTTTCTAGACCACATTCTTACTGGTGAATATCCAATAGATTTTAAAGAACATCAAAACAGATTATACATTCACGCAGATATGGAAAAAGATTTCAATAACGGTGATTTTCTTTTAATTGAATGTTATAGAAAATTAGACCCAGCAGTATACACAGATGTATTTGATGATATGTATTTAAAAAGATATGCAACTGCATTAATTAAAAAACAATGGGGTTCTAACCTATCAAAATTTAATGGTGTTCAAATGTTAGGTGGAGTTACTATGAACGGTGAAGCAATCTATCAACAAGCGTTAGATGAAATCACTAAGTTAGAAGAAGAAATGAAACTAGGATTTGAGTTACCAATAAATTATATGGTAGGATAAGTTATGGCAGTCAACAAATTTTTTCACGACAGTAATAAAACTTCTATATCTGCCGAGAGAAACTTATATAAAAATCTAATCAAAGAAGCTATCCAGATTCACGGACACGATGTCTATTATGTAAATAGAACATTTGTAAATGAAGATACTTTATTTGGTGAAGATACATCTTCAACTTTTTCTGAATCACAACTTATAGAAATGTATGTAGAAAATGCAGAGGGTGGTCTTGAGGGTGAGAAAGAATTAGTATCAAAGTTTGGTTTAGATATCAAAGATGAAGTTACTTTTGTCGTAAGTAAAGAAAGATTTCAAGACATAACAAAACAAGTTGTTTTAGAGTCTGGTACTACTGAAACTTTTGGTGCAGTATTATTAGAAGATGAAACAACCACAAGTGAAAGTGCATATCTTGTAAATGAAGATGAATCTACTGATGCAGATAGACCTTTAGAGGGTGATTTAGTTTTTCATCCTATTATTAATAAAATGTTTGAAATCAGTTTTGTTGACCACGATGAACCTTTCTTTCAATTAGATAACAATCCAGTCTATAAATTAAAATGTAGATTATTTGAATATGGTAGTGAGGGTCTTGATACTGGTGTAAGTGCGATTGACCAAATAGAAACTGATAGTAGTTTAGATGCACTTTCATATCAATTCACATTAGAACAAACTGGAACATACACAGAAGAAATTTCATTAGAAGATAATGATTTATTATTATTAGATAGAACAGATGGTAGTGATTCTGATGCTGGTGATAATTTAATTTCTGAAACACAGTTTGGTGCGAGTTCTATACTACTTGAAACTGCTGATACTTATTACATTACAGTTAAAGATGAAACTGGTGCGTTTGAATTAGACGAAGTTATCACTGGTGCAAACGGTGGACAGGCTTATATTAAGTTAATAAATAGTAACACATTACACTTTGAATATATAACTGGAACATTTGCAAAAGATGAAGTTATTACTGGTAGAAACAATGGGTTTACTGCAACAATAACTGAAATGAAAGAAGAAAATCATTATCTAATTAATGAAGAATATAATGTAGATACTATTGATGAAAAATCTCAGATTGAAGATTTTGAAAACTTAGATAATACAATATTAGACTTTAGTGAATCAAATCCATTTGGTGACGCTGGGAAGGAAACATAATGTTAGGACAACAATTTTATCACGAAACGATTAGAAAAATCATAGTATCATTTGGTACTATTTTTAATAATATTCAAATTATCAGAAAGAATAGTTCTGGTAATATTACACAATCTATGAAAGTTCCATTAGCATATGGGCCTAAACAAAAGTTCCTTACAAGAATTAGAGAAGATGCAAGTATTAGTAAAACAACTGCGATTACTTTACCTAGAATTGCATTTGAGATACAAACACTTTCTTACGATACAACTAGAAAATTAAATCGTGTTACAAAGATTAGAAAAACAAGTGCAAAAGGTTCTTCTAAATTAGAAACACAATATATGCCTGTACCTTATAATGTTGATTTACAATTATTTGTTATGGCAAAAAGTGGTGATGATGCACTACAAATTATAGAACAGATATTACCTTTTTTTCAACCAGAATATACAATCACAGTCAATGATAATTTAGATATGAAACAAAAAAGAGATGTGCCTATTGTATTGACTGGTATAGATTACGAAGATAATTACGAGGGTGATTTTACAACAAGACGAGCAATCATTTATACATTATCTTTTACTGCAAAATTTTATTTGTATGGGCCTGTTACTTCACAGTCTGTTATCAAATCAGTTCAAGTTGACCAGTTTACAGATTTACCAGACAAATCACCTAAGAGAGAACAAAGATATAGTGTCACACCAGAACCAGTATCTGCTGATTTTGATGATAACTTTGGATTCAACGAAACAACATCTTTCTTCCAAGATGCAAAAGAGTTTAATCCAAAAACTGGTAGTGATGAATAAATAAGAGTAGGAGAATAAAGTGGCAATAAGAACATTACCAAGTAGAGCTATTGCAGATGCATCAATACAGGCTGTTGATATTGCAAACTCTAGTATATCAAAAACAAAAATAGATGCAGATACACGATTAGGTCTGCAAAACGATTCAATTATATTAGATGGAACAGATGGCGCTGGTGCAAACAAGGGCGACTTTTTATCATTAAATGGTACAGATGGTTCTAGTACAAATGCAGATGATAGAATACTTTTTGACGAAACTTTTATTGATAAAGTAAACTTATTTAACATAAACACATTGGGTTCAAGTGGACAAGCTCTTAAAGTTAATGATGCTGGTAGTGCATTTGAATTTGGTTCTGCTGGTACTAATGTTAAAATTGCAGAAACAGATGTTACAGGCAGTGTTTCTGAAGTAATATTTAATAATACAGTAATGACTGGTTATACTAGATTTAAAATCGTAGTTCATAATCTTACACTTTCAGGCACAGTTGATTTAAGAATGTCTGATTCACCAGATAATGGTTCAACTGTATCATTTACTAGTTCTTATGGTTCTCACTATTCACAGTTAGGTTCTGCATCTCACTCTCTGGGTGCTGCTACTGATACAAACTATTATGAATTTGCTGGTTGGAATTTTAAAGCAAATATAGGAAATTATTTTGAGATTGATTGTGTGAATTTTGGTAGGTCAGATACTAATGATTACAAAAAATATATAGTTAATTGGATTCATTATAATAACAATAATAATCATTATGGTATTATAAATTACTTTACAAGTTCATTAGCATCTGCAATGAATTGGATAAGGTTTTATCCAGCAAGTGGTACAATAGATGAGGGAAAATTTATTGTTTATGGTGTAAATGAATAATGTCAAAAGTAAATAATATTCTAGATGAAACATTGATAGGTGAACAAATTATGAAGGTTGAAGATAAACCAAAAACTGTTGTCAAAACAAATAATGAAGGTAATGATTTTGAATATCAAAGACAAAATTTTTATTCATTAGTTGAAAAAGGACAAGATGCAATAGAGGGTATATTAGACCTTGCAAGAGAAAGTGAACATCCAAGAACATATGAAGTTGCTGGACAACTCATAAAAAATGTTGCAGAGGTCACAGAGAAACTTGGTGATTTACATTTGAAGATGCAAAAGTTGAAAGAATTACCAGACAAAGGGCCGAAGAATGTAACTAATGCATTGTTTGTTGGTTCTACAACAGAACTACAAAAAATGTTAAAAAATAACAAGTAGGTAAAATGTCTGATACTAAAGTAAACAGCAATATGATTGAAGAATCTGGTAAAGTTAGTTCTGGACAGATTCAACCTAATTCAATTTCAACTGCTGATATATCAAATGCAACAATCACCAATAGTGATATTTCTCCATCAGCTGCAATCGCATTAAATAAATTTAGTTTGCCTGGAAGTTCATCAGATTTTTTAAAAGGTGATGGAAGTTTTGGTACTGTTGATTTAAGTGCAGTAGGTACTAATGCATTTAATGTTGGTGTGTTAGGTTTTAAACTCGCAGTCAATGAAGGACTCACTATTTTTAATCTTGTTGATGGTATCGTAGACGAATTTAATAGTGAAGGTGGTATTGATACTGGCGAAAACTCAAACGCATCTTACGAATCAGCATCAGATTTTTATCAAAATTTATCACCAACGCCTGGTGTTGCAATGCATCTTGGTGTAGATGCAGTTACATTTGAAAACCCAGAACACGCACCATTAATTACATACACTTCTCAAGAAGCTACATTCGGTGCATTTGGAACTCAAGGTAGTATAACATTTCCCACATTAACAACTTCAATAGAAGCAACTATGGTTGGTGCTGGTGCTGGAAACAATGCCGCTGGTTCTGGAGGTTCTGGTGGTAGTGTACAAGGTACAATAGCAAGTCCATCAATCGCTGGTGCTACTTGGGATTATGTTGTAGGTGAAGGAGGAGCTGGCCCACAATACAGTACCCCCCAATATCCAAGTTCAGATATAGGTGCTACTGGTGGTTATGGTGGTGGTGCTTATGGTTCTACTGGTGGAAGTGGTGGTTTTACTGGTATATTTGATAGTGAAGTCACAATCATAGAGGGTGGTACATATAATGAAACTGGAAATTATCATACACCAGGCACACCTAATAATTATCCATTTGAAGGGCCAGGTTTTTCAGATACAGTTTCTCCAACTAATGCTAGTGAAGCAGTTTTAATTGTAGGTTCTGGTGGTGCTGGTGAAAATTCAAACGGTGCTCCAGCAGCACAAGGTGGTGGTGGTGGATTTACTGCTGGAACTAATGGTTCTGGTGGGTTTAGTGTACCTACTGCTAGTTCTGGTGGTAGTAATGCATCTGGTGGGGGTGCAGACCAAGAAGCAAACGGACATTTAGGGGCATATCCTTTTGGTGAGGGTTCTGGATTTGGGCCAGCAGAGTGGACACAAGAGTCTCCACACCCAGATGCAATACATTTTCAAGGTGGTGGTATGGGTTATCCACCTTATCACTATGGTGGTGGTGGTTCTGGATATCACGGAGGTGGTGGTACATCTGACCCAGGCGGTTATACTGGTGGTGCTGGTGGAGGTGCTGGATACTCTAATCCTACATATGTTGCAACTCCATCTTTAGAATATGAAGCAGCAGTTGGTAGTGCATCAAATCCTACTCCATTAAGTGTATTTGACGAAGCACCATATTATACTGGATTGCCTTCACCAAGACAAGCACTTTTTGCTGATGGAGCTAGAGGTGAAGGGTCAACTAGTGGTAGAACAAATGCTGGTGGTGATGGTGGTATTCTTTTAGTTTTTGATGCTGGTTCAAGTGCAACAAGTATGACTTTAGTATCAGATACATTTACTGCGAGTGCGACACCATCTACTTCAAGAGTTGTGTTGTTTGCAGAAATAGCAGATGATTTAAATACTGATGTTGCAATATCAGTAACAAGAGATAATACAACATACAATTCAGTATCATTAACTGATACTGGGTATGTAAGTGGTTCAAGTGGTATTAAAATATATACTGGTAGTACACCTTTAACTGGAAGTGCTAGTCCACAAGTTCAGATGAGGTGGAAAGTTGTTGGGTCATCACTTACTGGTACAAATAAAATTCACGGAGTTGCACTACAATGGGCATAACAAAGTTAGAGAATCAAAATTTAAGTAATGACGCTATTGGAAGTGGTGAAATAAATACTGGTTCAGTTGATAGCTCTAAGATAGGTGCAGAAGTAAAAAACGAAAACATCTCTCCTAGTGCAAATATTTCAGCAACTAAGTTAGCACTACCTGGCCCACCATCACAATTTGTTCGTGGTGATGGTTCATTTGGTGCTATTGATACAGCTGGTATTGATGAAAATGCATTTAATGTTGGTGTGTTAGGTTTCAAGATGGCAGTTAATGATGGACTCACAATATTTAATTTAGTAGATGGTGTAGTAGACGAATTTCACGATAACACTGGTGTAGATACTGCTGAAAGTTCAAATGCAACATATGATGCAAGTGCAGATACATTTAGTAATTCAACAACTTCTATGACATTAATATCAGATACATTTACTGCAAATACAACACCAAGTACAGCAAGAATAGTTTTATTCGCAGAATTACCAGATGGAACTTCAGACTTTACAATAAGTGCTACTAGAGACAACTCAACATTTAATAACATAACATTAACTGATGAAGGTTATCAAGCTGGTTCAAGTGGTATCAAAATATTTTCTGGTAGCACATCTTTAACTGGTTCTTCAAGTCCTCAAGTTCAAGTTCGTTGGAAAATAGTAGGTTCTTCTTTGACTGGTACAAATAAAATACACGGAGTGTCTTTACAATGGGAATAACAAAAGTAAATAAAAATCTTATTGGTGATAGTGCATTAGATAGTAATAAAATTGCAGATGGTAGTATTGGTGCAGATGAGATATTAGACAATACCATTATCAATGCAGATGTATCACCACAAGCAAGTATTGCATTTTCAAAATTAAGTTTGCCTGGCAGTTCGTCAGATTTATTAAATGGTGCTGGTGGATTTCAAGTTGCAAATGTAGCACAAACAGATACAAATACTTTTAATATTGGTTTATTAGGGTTTAAGATGGCAGTCGCAGAAGGACTCACAATATTTAATTTAAAAGATGGTGTAGTAGATGAGTTTAATGATGAGAGTGGAATAGACACAGCAGAAAATTCTAATGTGACATATGATAGTTCTTCAGATTTTTACTCTGGTGGTACTGGTTTCAGTAGCGAGACTCCACCAACTCAAAATATATTTTCATTTACAGCAAATGGCCCTCACACATATACTGTTGAGTCTGGAGTTACGAGTGTTAATGTTTTAGTTGTTGGTGGTGGTGGAGGTGGAGGCTCTGGTGGTTATAATGCTGTTAAAGGTGGTGGTGCTGGTGCTGGTGGTTTAATCTACTATCCAAATTATCCAGTAACGCCTGGTGGTTCAGTTGCAGTAGTGGTTGGTGCTGGTGGAGAAGGTGCTGCGTATAATCCTCCATCGTCTGATTCAACACCTTATACACCAACTGCAAGACCAGATGGTCGTGTAGGAACTGGTGAATTTGGTGGGTATGAACACCCACAATATTCATACCCAATGGCACATACATATTATTCACCTGGCCAAACTGGTACAGATTCATCTTTTGGGCCTCTTATAGGTGAAGGTGGAGGTGCTGGTGGTGGTTATCTAACTTCTGGTTCGCATCCATATATGGGTGGTGTATCTGGTGAAACTTATCACGAAGGTGGAAGTGGTGGCGGAGGTGGTGGTGGGCCTGGGCCATATATGGGGCCTGGTGGAGAAGGTAAACAAGATGAAAATCATCCAATTCCATTGACTCCATCAATTTTACCAGTTAACTCGCCTGGAAGTTTTGGAAATGATGGTGGTATAAATCAACCAGATGCTGGAAGTGAACAAGCAACTGCTGGTGGTGGTGGCGCTGGTAGTGTTGGTGGAGATGGAGAAGGGACTATCGGTGGAGAAGGTGGTAATGGTTTACTTTATAATATTGCAGATGGTACTACATCAGTAGGTTATGCTGGTGGTGGTGCTGGTGCTGGTGTAGGCGAATTTCCAGAAGGTACTTCAGTACCTTTCGGTGGTGGAGATACATACCAAACCCCAATAGTACAACCAAATTGGTTTCCTGGCTTGCCTGGTGCTGTAAATAGTGGTGGTGGAGGAGCTGGTGCAAGAAATATTAATCCTTCCACTCCTGCTGGTGGTGCTCATGGTGGAGATGGTGGCCCTGGTGTTGTTATTGTTAAAGAAATACAAGGTAGTATATCAGATACATCAACAACCTTAATATCTGATACATTTACTGCAAGTTCTACTCCGACTAAAGCAAGAATAGTTGTTTTTGCAGAAATTAATAGTACATTAAATTCAGAATTAAGTGCATCTGCAACTAGAGATAATACAACTTTTAATGCGATAACTTTGACTGATAATGGATATGTGACTGGTTCATCTGGTGCAAAAATATTCACTGGTAGTACACCTTTGACTGGAACTGCAAGTCCTCAAGTTCAAGTTCGTTGGAAAATAGTTGGTGCTGGGTTATCTCACATTAATACTATTCACGGTGTTTCACTTCAATGGGCATAGAAAATCAATATCTAGGAAATCCTAATTTAAAAAAAGCATTTGTAAGTCAAGAGTTTACAAAAGAAAATATTCTTGAGTTTCAAAAATGTATGAACGACCCACAGTATTTTATAGAAACATATATTAAAATTGTATCATTAGACAAAGGTCTGATACCATTTGATATGTATCCTTTTCAAAAAGAAATGGTTGGTACATTTCACAACAATCGTTTTACAATCTGTAAACTACCCAGACAATCTGGTAAAACAACCACAATGGTTTCGTATATATTACATTATGTTTTGTTCAATCAAAATATGAATGTGGCAATACTTGCAAACAAAGCTGCAACTGCAAGAGATATTTTATCCAGATTACAACTTGCATATGAACATTTACCTAAATGGTTGCAACAAGGAATACTATCGTGGAACAAAGGTAGTTTAGAATTAGAGAATGGTTCACGCATAGTTGCAGCCTCAACATCATCAAGTGCAGTTCGTGGTGGTTCATACAATATGATATTTTTAGATGAGTTTGCGTTTGTACCTACAAATATTGCAGAAGAGTTTTTTAGTTCAGTTTATCCTACTATTTCATCTGGTCAATCTACAAAAGTTATTATTGTATCAACACCAAACGGTATGAATATGTATTATAAATTATGGACAGATGCAGAAACAAAAAAGAATACTTATGTACCCATAGAAGTTCATTGGTCTGAAGTTCCAGGCAGAGATGAAAAGTGGAAGAAAGAAACGATTGCAAATACAAGTGAATCACAATTTCAAAAAGAATTTGAGTGTGAGTTTTTAGGTTCTACAAATACATTAATAAATGCATCTATAATAAAAAATATTCCTTTAAGAACGCCTTTAACATCTAATGCTGGTCTTGATGTATATGAAAAACCTAAAAAAGGACACACATATGTTATTGTTGCAGATGTAGCTAGGGGTATTCAAGGAGATGCATCTGCGTTTACTGTTATGGATGTATCTCAATTACCATATAGATTAGTAGGTAAATATAAAAATAATGAAATAAAGCCTATGTTATTTCCAAACATTATCAAAGATGTTGCACTTGCATACAATCAAGCATTTGTATTAATAGAAGTAAATGACATTGGTGACCAAGTTGCAAATTCTTTACAATTTGACTTAGAGTATGATAATCTTATAATGGCAAGTATGAGAGGTCGTGCTGGTCAGATAGTTGGCGGTGGTTTTAGTGGTGGTAAATCACAACTTGGTGTGAGAACAACTAAGGCAGTCAAAAAAATTGGTTGTTCTAATCTAAAAACAATGGTAGAGTCTAATAAGATTATATTAGAAGATTATGATATAGTTGCAGAGATGTCTTCATTTGTTCTTCACGGACAGTCATATCAGGCAGAAGAAGGACACCACGATGATTTAATGATGTGTTGTGTATTATTTGCGTGGTTATCTGGTCAAACTTATTTTAAAGAACTTACTGATAGTGATGTTAGAGCTAAATTGTTTGCAGAAAGTCAAAATCAGTTAGAACAAGACCTTGCACCATTTGGATTCTTAGATAATGGTATTGATGACCCTATACCACAAATAGATGAATATGGTGAAAGATGGACTCCAGTTGTTAGGAAGTATGATACAAATTGGTAAATGCATCTTCATCAATTAAATCATTATCTTTTTTTAAAAAACAATTATGACAAACTATTACATTGTTGTCTATATGTTCTAATAACAATTTTCTAGTATCTTTTTTTAAACTTTTCTTTTTAGAATCTGCACGAATCTTTCTATCATCTGGATAAAATTTTAATACCACTATTTCAGACTCACCACAATATTTACAAGACTTATCTCTTAATTGTTCATTAATCCACTTATCTTTTAATCTACGATGTCTTCGTGCAACTTTTCGTATGGTATTACGGTATTTTTGATAATGTTCACTCATATTTATATTTAGACTTGGTATAAAAACAAACATACAAAAAACGATTTTTTATAAATATAGTTGTAGTAGATTAACTAAACTAATATAAGGAGTAGAAATATGGGATTTCAAGTTTCTCCAGGCGTAGAAGTCAAAGAAGTTGACCTAACGAATATCGTTCCTGCTGTTTCTACAACTATTGGTGCTGTTTGTGGCCCCTTTGAAAAAGGGCCAGTAAGTGAAATAACAAGTATCAGTTCAGAAAAACAACTCGTTGAAGTATTTGGTAAACCAAATGCAAACAATTTTGAGTATTTTTTCACAGCTGCAAACTTTTTACAGTATTCAAATTCACTAAGAGTTGTAAGAACTGAAAGTACATTGAAAAATGCATCTTCTGGTGGTTCTGGTATTTTAATCAGAAACACTTTGCATTATCAAGAGGCTTTCGCAGACGGACAAGGTACTCACGGTACTTGGTCAGCAAGAACGGCTGGTATTCACGCAAACGGAATTAAAATAGACATTTGTGATAAAAACAATTTTTCAGAAATGTCAAACAAACAAACTAATGATGCCAGTGCAAGTGCTGGTGATACAACAATTACAATGGATGCTATTGATGCTACTGATTTTGCAGTAGGTGAAGTTATAGAATTTTATTCAAACGCTGGTGGTACAGTTTTCGCTGTAGGACACGAAGCACAAAAATACGAAATTACAGCAGTAGATACATCTGGTGAAACAATTACAATCAGACAGTTAGATGACCCTGCTGCAAGTGGATTAATTGCAGATTTAGCAGACGATTCTTATATAAAAAGATACTGGAGATTTGCAGATTTATTTGATACTGCTCCAGGCACATCTGAATTTGCAACTGCAAGAGGTGTTCTTGATGATGAAATACACATAGTTGTATATGATTCATCTGGAAGACAAACTGGTTTTGATAACGATGTTGCTGGTGAGAGATTAAACTCTATACTAGAAACATTTGCTTTTGTATCAAAACACCCAGAAGCAACTACACCTCAAGGTAATTCAAATTATTATCCAGATGTAGTTTATAGGGATTCTAAATTTGTTTATTGGGGAGACCACCCAACTGCAGCTATTGATGCATCTGGTGACTGGGGTCAACCTCTTTCATCTGATTTATCAGTACAAGGTTCAAGTGCTTTTAATAAATTTACAACTGGTGTAGAAAATGTAGATAGGTCTACACTTGCAAATGGAACAGACGATTATGCTGTTACAGATGGTGAACAACTTACTGCATACGGAAGATTTGATGACGGTGAAGCAGTTGATGTAAATCTAATTATGGCTGCAAAAGCAAGTTCAACTCTTGCAACAAACTTAATCACTATTGTTGAGAAAAGAAAAGATGCATTAGTCTTTATTTCTCCAGAAAGAGCTGATGTTGTAGGTGCTGCCGATTCTAATACACAAACTACAAATGTCAAGAACTTTTTTGATTTACTTCCAAGTACATCATTTGCAGTTTTTGATAGTGGATACAAATACCAATATGATAGATTTAACGATGTATATCGTTATGTACCATTAAATGGTGATATCGCTGGTGTAACTGCATATACTGAATCTGTTGCAGATGCGTTTTTCTCACCTGCTGGTTTTACTAGAGGTCAAATTAGAGGTGCAGTTAAACTTGCATACGAACCTAATAAAGACCAAAGAGATACATTATATAAAGCAAGAATTAATCCAGTTAACTCATTTCCTGGCCAAGGTACTGTGTTATTTGGTGATAAGACTGCTCTTGCAAAACCAAGTGCGTTTGATAGAATTAATGTTAGAAGACTATTCATTATTCTTGAAAAAGCAATCGCTACTGCAGCTAAGTTCCAACTATTTGAGTTCAATGATGAATTCACAAGAGCTCAGTTTAAAAACTTAGTAGAACCTTTCTTGAGAGAAATTCAAGGACGAAGAGGTATTACTGACTTTAAAGTAGTTTCAGACGAATCTAATAACACTGGTGAAGTAATTGATAGAAACGAATTTATTGCTGACATTTTTGTCAAGCCAACAAGGTCTATCAACTTTATCACTCTTAACTTTGTCGCTGTAAGAACTGGTGTTGCGTTTACAGAGATAGGAGGGTAATTAGATGGCAAATATTAATGACTTTAAATCAAGACTTGCTGGTGGTGGTGCTCGTGCCAATCAGTTTAGGGTAATATTACCTCCCCCAGTCGGACAAGTAACTGCAGCTATCAATACTGAACAGTTTGCATTTCTGTGTAGGTCAGCATCTTTGCCTGGTCAAACACTTGCTGAAATTGCAATTCCATTCAGAGGTAGAACTCTTTATGTTGCTGGTGAAAGAACATTTGAAACTTGGACTACTTCTGTATTTAACGATACAGATTTTGGAGTTCGTAGAGAAGTTGAAAGATGGATGAACGGTATTAATGACTTAGTTAATAATACTGGTGCAACCAACCCAGCTGATTACAGAGTAGATATGATTGTTCAACAATTAGATAGAGATGATACAATTCTTCATCAATATGTACTTGAGGGTTGTTTTCCTCAATCATTAGGTGCAATAGAACTTGCATATGATACTAATGATGCTATTGAACAATTTGATATCATTTGGAGATATGACACATTCAGAGTCACGGGCATTAATTTATAACTCATAAATATAATAATATAAAGGAGTTGTAGATAATGGCTGAGTTTTTTGGTTTTGAAATAAAAAGAAAAGAAAAGGAGTTGGGGGCAGTAACGCCTCCAGCTACTGATGATGGTACATACGATATATCTGGTGGTGGTTTCTATTCCACAATCCTAGATACAGATGGTCGTTCACGCACAGAAGATGATTTAATCCGAAGATATAGAGATATTGCAATACAACCAGAGTGTGATAGTGCAATAGAAGATATCGTAAGTGAGGCAATCGCATCTGATGAAAGAGATATGTGTGTATCTATCGCATTAGATAATTTACAAGTTTCTACTTCAATTAAAAAAAGAATTAAAGAAGAATTTGAAAAAGTTCTACAATTATTAGATTTTAATAATAAAGCACACGATATTTTTAGAAGATGGTATGTTGATGGAAGATTATTCTATCACAAAGTTATTGATGCAAAAAATCCCAGAAAGGGTGTTCAACAACTTCGTTACATTGACCCTAGAAAAATTAAAAAAGTTAGAGAAGTAGAGACTAGTAAAAAAGGTCAAGTTGATGTTGTAAAAAAGTTTAAAGAGTTTTACATTTATAATCAACAAGGACATCAAGTAAATAATACTTCTACTGGTGTTAAATTAACATATGATTCAATCGCATATTGTCCATCTGGACTTATTGATATGCATAAAGGTACTGTATTATCGTATCTTAATAAAGCAATCAAACCAGTAAATCAATTAAGAATGATTGAGGACTCTGTGGTAATTTATAGAATATCAAGAGCTCCAGAAAGAAGAATATTTTATATTGATGTAGGTAATTTACCTAAAATAAAAGCAGAACAATATCTAAAAGATGTTATGAATCGTTATCGCAACAAACTAGTATATGATGCATCTACTGGTGAAATTCGTGACGATAGAAATCATATGTCTATGTTAGAAGATTTTTGGTTGCCAAGAAGAGAAGGTGGTAGAGGTACAGAGATTACTACACTGCCTGGTGGTGCAAATCTTGGTGAGATAGATGATATTACATACTTTCAAAGAAAGTTATATCGTTCATTAAATGTTCCTATCTCAAGATTAGAAGCAGAACAAAACTTTTCGTTAGGTAGGTCAACTGAGATTACAAGAGACGAATTAAAATTTACTAAATTTGTAGGTAAGTTAAGAAAGAAATTCTCTGTAATCTTTAATGATTTACTTAGAACACAATTAATTCTTACTGGTGTTATTGCAGAAGAGGAATGGAAACAGATGTCAGAACATATACAGTTTGATTTCTTACAAGATAATAACTTTACTGAATTAAAAAATGCAGAATTACTCAAAGAAAGATTAGAAATGTTATCACAAGTAGAAAACTATGTTGGTACATACTTCTCTAAAGAGTGGGTAAAAAAGAATGTATTACACTTAACAGATGACGAAATAGGTGAAATGCAAAAACAAATAGAGGGTGAGGGTGACGATAACGAAGAAAATGGCGATAACAACTTTGAACAAAAAGGAGATGGTAATGAGCCAGGAAAAAATAAAATCAATGGTTGATAATATAGTTAACGGAAATAATTTAGAATCAGAATCTGATTTCAAAAATATTATGTCTGATAAGGTTGGAGAAACTTTAGAAAAAGAAAGACAAACTATTTCAAAAGATATGGTAACATCACACATACCAGAGGTAGGGGAAGATGAAGTTTGATAGCTTTTATTCTAAAATAGTAGAAAAAGACGAACATAAAAGAAGTAAGGAATACAGAAAACTGACTCCTAAAATGAAGAAGGCAGTTGATGAAATATTCAATAAAATGGATTCTAACTCTTCAGATTTTATAAATAGTTTTGAGAACAATATTAATTTAGTTTCTAAGAAACACAAAGTAACTAACAAAGAATTAATGAGTTATTTTGAAAGAGAAATGTTAACAATAGGAAAGTAATATGGCTTTTACAGTAAGAAATCTAAAAGATACAGATTTTGAAACAGTAGTTCTTGTTCTTATTACTGGAACAAACGGAACTGCA